GCCCCAGGTGTAGCGCGTCTTTTGGAAGACACCCCCCGTCATAGCGTCGATAATGTCGGAGAACATGGTGTCTAGGGCCGTTTTGGGGACGTTCTTGTATCCCAGCACCGTGTCTGGGTTGTACTTGCTCAGTATCGCCTGCCGGTCGAACATAAGGTCCAGCATACGATCCATGGCCGCATCCGCATCGTCGATCAGCCCCAGCGCCTGGCGGTCTTGAATAAATGCCTCGATGAACTCCATACTGGTCTCGCTCCAGGCGTTCGCACCAGAACCCTCGATTCCGGTCTCCTTGCGAGAGATCGCATAGTCGATATGGTGGCCATACTCGTGGGTGAACACCTCTTTCCAGTGTTGGATCTTTTTCTGCTGTAGCCGCCTGCTGGCTGGAGCATAGAAGGCCTTCCCCCCTGGGAGCCTCGACGTTATTAGGGCTGGCTTCTCCAGTACGCCTGCCACCGCCTTGGCCAGGTCGGAGCTGTTCTCGTTAAAGGCTTTCTCGTATGCCGCCTGCTTTAGTGAGGCTCCTGGATCCACGATGCCGTCTAGCTTTAGCGGAGGCGCTGCCAGGGGAACCGGTGCCGGAGGCTCAGGAACCGGGATTGGCGCCAGCCCATTAAAGTCCTCGTCCATGCGCCGTAGCTGGTCCAGGGATAGGACCCGTCCCTGGTCGTCCACGAACCGGTCGATGGGGATGTTCTGCTCCCGGAATAGCTTGGCCCTCTCCCTGCCTAGCACCTGCTCCTGGAACTCCGGGCTCTGCCTGCGCAGCCAGTCACCGAAGGTCAGGTTCCGGTCTACTGGGCCGTCTACCGATGACCTAGTGCCTGGTAGGTCTGCCCCAAGGTCGAACTCTGGCTTCACCGCGAAGGATATCGTGGACCGGCAGTTGAAATGGGCCGGAGGCTTGGGGCTGTCGTCCGCGATAGGGAAGATCTTCCCATCCCGTGAGGCGCAGATCAGCGAGGTCCGGCCGTCTAGCGTGGCCACCCACTTGTAGCCCTCCAGGATATCCCGGTTGTCCCCCATAGTGAGGTCCCGGGCCTGGGTTGCGACGTGGTTCGTGATGGTCCTGGCGAGGGTAGATGCCTGGCGCTTCTGTACGCTTCCCAGGTCCATGATCCCCTGGATGATCGCCTGCGTGGTCTCCCCCAGGACGGTGCCGTCTCGTATCACCTGGACGATCTGCTGGGCCTTCCTGCTGCCGAACTCCGCCAGCGCCGACCTGATCGTGTAGCCCTTCGTGGGCTCCAGCTTCATGATGTTAGTCGATAGGGCCGCCTCGATCTGGTTCGCGTTAGGCAGGGACAGATCCGCCACCACCCGCGTATCCAAGATCTCGTAGTTAAACTGGGCCTCCTGCGTCATGAATCGACGCATCTCGTCCATGGTCTCCTCGGTCAGCTCACCCGTAAGCTGCTCCGCCAGAGCCTTGAGGTCCAGCATGAGGCGCTCCGTGCGAACCCTAGACTCGGGAGTCAGGTCGAACGTGAGGCGAGCCCTGGTCTGCTCCAGGAGGTCCTCGATATAGAGCTGATACGCCTCCTCCCGGCCCTTCGCATACCGCTGCACGAAGATCTGGTGCCGGGTGATGGCGTCCTCTATCTCGTCATTCGTGCTCATTTCTTAGGCTTGTATCCCGACGCATAGGCCGCTCGGCCCTGCTTCTCGGCCTCGGCCTTAGTCTTGTACACCTTCCCGCTCTTGCCCCAGCGGTAGCCACCCTTCACCTTTTGGACAGGCACTACCACTTCTCCTTCGCTGACCAATAGGCCGCGCTCATCTTCCCCTTGTCTATGTTCTTCTTGTGCCGGGCCATGAAGGAGGCTCGTCGCTCCTTGTCTGCCTTCGACTCGCCCTTACGGGGGGGAGAACCAGAGACACCTTGCTGTCCGAACCTGATCGTCTTGATCTGGTCGCCCTCCTTCGCCAATACGACGTGGCTTTTGGTGGGATGGCTCGGGGTACGTTTGGGCTGGTTATAGCCCTTGACTCCCAGCTTCTCGATCCTCGGGTCCTTGGCCATGGCATGGCTCCTACGCTAGCGGGTTCAGCTCGCCCAGCTCGCCCTTCACGTCCTCCAGGGTGCGATCCCCTTCGACGATCCCGGCTGCCTTGAGGCGGTCGAATATGTCCTGGTCCGAAATGATCTGCCGGTCCATCAGCGTGACCATTGACATAATTAGCTGCGGGTCCACGGTCTTATCGTAAAACTCCCGGTTGATCTCAAACTCCACCGCGTCCTCTGCCCCCATGAACTCCCCGCACCACTCGATGCACTGGCGGAGGGCTGCGGACAGGTTGTGGACGATATCCCCCAGGACGCTGTTCTCCGATGCGAACCGGATCCGGGCCCCTTCTGCGGTCTCGTTGCTGCCCCGGTCAGTGATGATCCGGGCTCCGATAGCCACCATGGCCGCTTCCTTGGCCTTCATCGCCTCCATGACCAGGCTGTTCGGGTTAGGCTGGAGGAGGGTCGCTGATCCAGTGTCCCCTAGGACGTGGCCAGCGCGGGAGCCCAGCTTGATTCCTTCCGGGTTGTATTCGTACCACTGCTCCGGGCTCAGGTTGTGCGTGATGAACAGCGTGGGCTGTCCCGTGATGAAGCAGGACTCCTCGTAATCAGCGGAGTTGCGGTAGTGGGCCACGTTGACGTCCGCGATATCGGACAAGGGGGCGTCGTCGATGGTGCTGTCGTTGTTCTTGGACCCGATGAATACCAGCGGGATCTCGTCCCAGGTAGACCCATCAGAACGGCGAGGGTACGCCTCCTCCGTGAACGCCTGGCCTTCCCGGTAGACCTGCTGCGTGTACCCATCCTCCCGTAGGCGTAGGACCCGGTACTGCGTCTTGGCTTCGTGGTCGAACTCGTCGTCGGACTCCAGGTAGGTCTCCGCCAGCACGCATAGGACCAGGAGCTTCCGGCCTCGTACCACGTCCGTCTTCCAGTTGACGCACTGTTCTGCCGTGTAGGGGATGATGGACGCCCGAAGGTCCAGGCGTGCCACTTCCTCCAGGGACAGCCCCTCGTCCGCCTGGGGATAGTCCACCAGGAGGATGGACCGGCCGGTCTCCAGCAGGTTGGACAGCTCGTCCTTCGCCAGTTGGACCAGGCTCAGGCCGTCTCCCGTGGCGTCGTACTCCAGGTACTCCAGGGCCGTGGGCAGCTCGTAGCTGGGCTCCTTGCGGAAGGCAGCGCCCACTAGAGCGCTCTTCGTGCGTCCGGTGAAGTTGGTGTACAGGGCCCGCTTCAGATACTGCCGATAGCGCATCGTCTCCGACCCGATCCGGTCGTCGCTCGACTCGGCATCAGGGACGGGGAGGTATTCGTGGCGTCGCTCCTTGATGGCCACCGATCCGCGAACGGCGTCGCGGGTCTTCTGCCACATGAACTTGAAGCGATCATAATCGGGGTGCTTTGTATCTACCGGCATCGTCGGACCCTCTGTTCGGCCTGGTTAGATCATACCGCAAAACTGAAGGCTACATTAGCCACGGGCTTGACCACTGGGAACTCGTAGGCGATGGGGTAGGTGGTGGCATCGTTCTGGTGATCCACCCCTGACGTCTTGTCTGGCTCCCCGTTCTTGAACACCTGCTGCTCCAGGCATTCGGCCGTATTCTTGCACCTCTGGGCGTTGATCCGGACGTGCCCCTTCTCCAGGGCTGCGTTCATGGCCAGGATCCGGTCCTTCACCGCCGGGTTCCGCTTGTTCACCCGAACGTAGAAGCCAGCCTGCTCCAGTAGCGCGATATCTGAGACGCTGGCGTTTACCGTCTTGCGGGCCGATCCACTAGCGTCGGGGTAGATGTAGATCCGGCTCCCCTCATACCTGGACTGAATGATCCGAATCATTTCCGGGGTGTCGTACATACGGGACAGCTCGTCCACCGCGTGCCAGGTCCTACCTCCGTCCCGTTGAACGTACACGGTGGCGCATTGCTGCGTCACGTTGAAGTCGCAGCCGATGAACAGCGGCTCTCCTGGCCGGATCTCCTCC